GGCTCCAACCATAGGTTTCCGATGGGGAAAATTTAGAAAGATGAATAACTTCCGTTTCAAAGATATATAAATTCTTATTGCGATGATAATATTTATACATCACAGGTTTAGTTTCAAATTTACATCCGGGTTCTGGGCATATTCCTTTAGATTCGTGAATTTCTTCACGATGAATAGGGCATAAGAAGTGGTAATTTTTAGGAAGGCCCGCGTTATCTAAATCAAATTCCACTAAAGCTGGGTTTAATCTACGAATTTCTTCTACTTTAGATTTTAATGTGCCATTATCATCGTGATATTTTTTAGCTAGGTAAAGAAAACAATCATCAATTGAGTTTAAATCAAAGTGAACTTGCCGTAAAACTTCTTCTAATGATTGGTCAAATACGTTACAAGATTTTAAAAACTTTTTAAAAACATCTAATTGTGAAGAATCAGCGTTTTTATCTTTAGGCTGCCAATCAAATCCACGTCTAAATACCTCGCTAGTAATGTGGTTTAATGGGCCTCTAATTTCTTCGACAGACATAGCGATAGTTTGCAAGTCCATAACTAATTGTTGTCTGTACGCCATTTGATGACGTACCCACGTATTTACTACGTGATCTAACCCAATAGTAGGCGCTTGGCCAGTATCTCCCGACCCTTTCATTAACTGCAACATGTTAATTTGACTGTTAAGGTCGGACATTTGTTGCGCCATAACAGGCACTTCTGGTAAGTATGACGATAACTTCATTACTTAACCCTCGCTAAATTACTGATAGAGATATGTCTCTGTCTTTATATTTTACTCAATTTTTTCGATTTTCTCGCATTAATTTTGAGTTATATCTGATACTTCATCTAAGCCTGCTAATTTCATCATTCTGTCAGCTATTTCTAATTTAAAAGCCTTACTTTCAGATAAAGTAGGTTTAGTTTCAATTACAGATGGTTTTTGCTCTAATTGAGCTCGTAATTCTTTAATAGTCGTTTCTCGATCTTGTAATTCTATTTCATATGCCTCGTTATCTGCTCCAAATGAAGCATTTTCTAAAATTCCAAGTCTTGCGGCTTCTCTAAATAACGAAATAAACGCACCTTCTGTTATTACGGTTACTGCTGGAGAATCGTCTGGAACATCATCTTCTACGTCCATAGACTTTAAACTTTCATGCCATGTGTCTAATATTCTCCAAGTATTGGTAACCGCATCTTTAGTAGCAACCCATTGTTGATCTCGGCCTTGTAACATACTGCCTAACATTTACTTCTCCTCACTAACAGGACGATTTACATCATAAAAATGAGCCTCTTTAAGCAATGATGTTAAAAAGCTAGTTGCGTTAGAAGTCATAACCCTAACTAAATCTTTTTCTACCGCATACAGAAAATCTCTATACGTATCATCATCCCACTCATGTTCATGTGTATATCCTAGTTCTTTTCTAATTTTCCTAATATCTTTTATAGTCCAAAAGGTTTCTGCGTATAACTTCTCTCTACTTATCATGTTCTTCTCCTTTTCTTATGCTATTGTACAGGCACTCCATCCACAGCTCTTACATGTCTCACAGCCACTATCCTGTACTATTTGTGGTGTGTCGCAGCAAGGCTCTTTTTCTTGTTCGGTAGTAACTTTAACAAGTACCTCTTTTTCTCTACTGCCCGCTCTATAAACTGTTATACCTTTGCAACCGCTTTTCCAAGCCAAGAAGTACGCTTGTTCGACATCGGCAGGGGTAGCGCCATTATCAAAGTTTATAGTCTTTGAGATGCCTGCGTCAACATGATCTTGAAAAGCAGCTTGCATTAGTACATGGTCATCTGGAGCAATTTCTGGAGCCGTTATGTATACTTCTTTAGCCCAATCTGGAATATTAAATGAAGCATCTGCGTCACTTAAAGTGCCACCAGAAGCTAAATGTTCTAATAAAGCTTCAGAGTAAAACGGTTCTTGTTCTAAATATTTGTTTACATAGTGTAAGGTCTTACCTTCTAATATGTTTTGTTTCTTCCACGCTAACGCAAATGTCGGTTCTATACCACTAGCACAGTCAGCAATCATGCTAATCGTCCCTGTAGGAGCTACAGTCATTTTGCAATGGTTTCTATAGTGTATAGACTCTTCATTTTCGTCTACAAAAGTTGTGGGAGTCCACGCAGGAAATTCCCCACGTTGTTTAGCTAACTCGATAGATTGTTCGTTAGCCCATTGAGTAATTTTTTGCATTAGCTTACCACCAACTTCTCTAGCTTCCTCACTATCATATGGAATTTTTAATTGGATTAGCAAATCGCTAAATCCCATAACGCCTAAGCCAATTTTGCGAGTAGCTTTAGTCATAGTTTCAATATCAGCAGTAGCATATTCATTTGCGTCAATAACATTATCTAAGAAATGCGTAGCAGTTTTAGTTATTTTTTCTAGTTTTTCCCAGTTAATTTTTCTATTCCAGTCTTTTGTAACAATATTATGCTGATAAAATCGAGCTAAGTTAATAGAGCCTAAATTGCACGATTCATTAGGCAGTAATGGCTGTTCACCACAAGGATTAGTTGCAATCATTTTTCCGTATTGCTTAGTTACATGGTTATCTTCATTAACCCTATCTAAAAATATCATACCGGGCTCTCCGTTTTTCCACGCCCCTTGTACAATCTCATTAAAAACTTCTCTTGCATTTAGCTGACCAGTTACTTGATTAGTATTTGGGTCAATCAAATCGTAGTCCATATCATTTTCAACAGCTTTCATCCAATTAGAGTCAACTCCAACTGAAATATTAAAGTTATGAATATCGCCTTCTACTGACTTACAGCGAATAAATTCTAAAATATCTGGATGTCGGATATCCATAACAGCCATATTAGCTCCATCACGTTTACCGCCTTGGGTAATCATGCTTGAAACGCTAGATAAGGTCTTTAAAACTTGGATTGGTCCGCAAGCGGCTCCATGCGTAGTTTTAATATGAGAGCCTCTAGGACGTAATTGAGATAAAGCAAATCCTGTACCGCCCCCAAACTTCTGTACCATAGCCATATCGGTTGCCGCTTTCATAATATCTTGCATAGAATCATTTAACGGAAGTACAAAACAAGCAGACATTGTGCCCTGTGCTGTACCGGCATTCATTAATGTAGGACTATTAGGAAGGAAATATAAGTTCCTCATCATAAAATAAAAATCTTTATGGGTTAATTCAACCTCTACTGGCAATGCTCCATATTGATGATCTACTTTAGCTAAAGCCCAAGCAACTCTATCAAACAAGCCATCAGCGTCTTCAATAGGTTTAGAATTTTCATCTTTTAAATAATATCTATGATTTAAAATAATTTTAGATTGTTCGGACAATTCTTTATACGTTAAAGTTTCCGATAAGTTAAATGATACACGACTAGATACTGTCATAATTTCTCCTCCTAAATTTATCCTCTATGTCCGCAGTATAGACAAAGATTGCGTTCTTTAACCCAATACGATGGATTACATAAGCTCTCAGAACAGGCTTTATTAGGAGCCCCTTCTCTAATTTGGTCGATACGAGCTAAATTATCTTCGGGCGTTTGCTCTGCCCAGGGTTTCCCATCCCAAGTATCTGGATCGCTATCTTTTAAAGCTGATCCATGAGTCAATACTTTTCCCCACTTCTTCTGTAAATCTGCGCTCGGATTAGGCGACTTTTGCCCAGCGGAATCTGGGTCTAAATCTGCAAACCAATCCATAACATTACCCATAGATTGGACGCTGTAAAGACTCGATTCATAAGCAGCTTGCAATGCCATAGCAATGGAAAAAAACGCGTCTCCGTGTCCCATAGGACCTTCAGGAGCTTTCAATTCATTATTTACGGACAGTATCTGTTGCCTTTGTCTTTCGTCAGCTAATAACTTTAAGTTATCAGAGTGTACATATTGCTCAAAAACTTGTGCCATTGTATTTTTTGATTTTTGAGTAAATGATATTGTATCCCATACCCCATCTAACCCCCTATCTTCTAATTCCCCTCTTGTATTATCAATATAGCCTTTTTGTATATTAAAGTTTTCCGCTACTTGATTTAAGTAATCAATTTGATCTGAGTAATTCCAACCGTCTAACCAAGATTGATGCACTTGTTCTAGCGAAGATCCTCTTTTTCTAAATATTACTAAATGAGATGGGTGACGTTTCTTACCTACGTCAAATCCCGCAAATAGTGTATCGACTTCATCTTCATATTTTGAATACGCAGAATGATTGGGTAAATTGGGGTATTCACATTTTCTAATATCTTCTTCCTCAAAATATGATTGAGTAGATAAATGTGGCACTAATAAAAATTCTGATGCAAATGATTTAGGTCTAGCTTTTTGTTGTTGTAATAACCATTCTTCTGTATATAGCTCAGGCATTAATACCCTACGACCAGGCACAGGATCTAACGCAGGTAAAACTCTAGCTAAGAACCTTTCATCTGATTGAAGCTTGGTTAATAAGTCTCCTGGTAACATTGGCGTACCTAACACAATGCTAGGAACTCCTTTTAGTGGAATATACATAGACTCTGTTAAAAAGTGGTCTTCAATCTTATTTATTTGACCCAAATTTAAAGGGTTATCAGGATCACGCAAGATGTCATCTGCTATTAAAGCACCATTAACGTGCATACCTCTTTTAAATGAAAAAAGACCCCCATGAGCAATTTCCACTGGGTATCCATTCACATAATATCTAAATGAATAGTCTGCTTTAGGGCTTCTATTAACCATCCACTCTTTAAGCTGCGGATTTCTATTAACCGTTTTATTAATTTCACTAAGGTGATATCTAGCCATATGGTCGCTGTAGGATAGATATAGCACAGAACAGTCTCTGTTGGCTTTTAAGAGCCTCCAAACACTAAAGGCATGACCTAGTATGGTAGACTTAAAATGGAAGCGTGGAAGAATGGCTACGTAATTTAACCCTTCTTCAAGACATTTCTCTAAATCTTCCGCCACAATACCAACGTGCCAAGCTTGGAAGTATTCTGGATGGTCAAATGATTGGCTCCAAATATCTCTCACAAACTCCCAAAAGCTTCCAACCTTAATAGCTTGGCGTGCTTCTAAGCCTTGCGCTAACTTAGCAAACGCATCATCAAATGTGGTTGAATTTTGTCTATTCGTCATTTTTTGTTTGTACCAATGCCTTTAATTTTAATGCCACCCTATTTAATGTATCAGAATCTTGAATCTCATCAATCAATACTGACATCACATCTTGGATAAATTGGAGGTTAATCATGCCCTCCATTACAACTCTTTCGCCTTTGATGCCTAAATCCAGTGCTTTAGCTGCGTCAAAAGCTCTATCAAATGTTTGAACATTTAATTCAGCAGATGCTTTGCGTCTTAAACCTTCATACGAAGATAAATGTTCTTCTTGTAGCCTTGCATATCTTTGGGTTTCAGACTCAGCTATCTTCGCTACCGCGTCAGTTCTTGAAACTGCTCGCGTTTCTCCCCATTTATATTGACTTGCCCAAGAGTATATAGTAGAAGGTTTAACTATTACATTAAATGTATACGTCACACTTTCTGCTATATCTTTAGCCGGTCTGCCCTCTAAAAATAACTCCATAGCTTTGGTTTTAACTTCTTGTGGTATTCGTTTTGGCATGTTGTATCCTATTGATAATAAAAACTGTCAGAATCCATTGCTCCATAACCGGCATCAGAAACATGTTGTGAATCAATGTTTCCTCCTAATGGAGTACCGTCTGAATTTAAAAACCTAGTAAAGTCAATATGTCCGGCTGTTTTATTAGCTGCTGAAAAACAAAACGGAACTTTAACCGTCGTGTTTTTGCTTGGCTCAACTTCTTGAAACTTAATTGAAATTTCATCCTTAGTACACACATTAACCCAAATATGCTCTTGCTCACCTATAGGCTTATAGGTTTTGTTCTTCATAATAGAACTGCTAGTTCGTTGTAAGTCATCTATTTCTTGATTATACTTACAATCTGTATACTTACACCACACAACCGTTCCATGTTTAGCTTTTACATCTTCTATAGTTGGCAAGTCTTTTGGAAATGTGTCTTCATATTTTCTTATTTTCTTTTTTGCCGGTCCTATAAATGCTTGCCTAATTTCAGGGCCTACTTTTTGTAGACCACCTTTTCCCATCATTATCTTTGCTCCTTTTAAAACTCACTTTCTGTAAGCTCATCTAAATTTCTTCGTTTGATCCATAATGCAACACATGCTGCATCACACCAATCTTGCTCAGAAAATACGTCTCCCCATTTATCTACTGTAAATTCTTTTATAGCCTGTTTATTGGCGTTGCCTTTACCTAAAACATATTTTTTCCAGTGTCTATTATCAACAGGATGGCAATAAATATCACGTTGGTTGCAAAGAATTCGTACTCCTTGTACGACTCCTGCTATCTCCATAGTTGACTTTGGGTTCTGAATAAAAATAGCTGCTTCAACAGCAGCTTCTGTTTCTACTTTTATTTTACTCAAGTCTTGCTCAAATTTCTGGGCAATTTCAAGAATTCTTGAAGAAAAATCTTTAATTTTACTATCCCATTTACCTTGAGCTAAAACTGTTTCTGTAGAATCTATTAATACCGCATGCACTGCTTTAGATGAACAGTCAATCCCCATATATACAATTGGAGGGAGGTCTTTAAAAATTTGCCAATTACTTTCATTCTCTACCAAACTCTTCCTCTACTATTTCATTCATGTCTAACACGCAATTTCGTAAATCAGTAACACATTTTCGTAATGTGTCTATATCTTGATATAAAACTGCATATCGTAAGCCACGAATAACGATTTCTGCTTTGTTTGCTGAATCTAATAATTCATGACTGTCCAAGGTTTTAAATTGTTTAGCCATTAGGAACTCCCTTTGCTAAACTCCCTACCCAAGCTTCTTAATGTTACTACCCTACTTACGGCATCATATGCGGCTTTATATGCATTCAGTAACCCCGCTACTTTTGTGTGTATAGCTTCTTGCTCAATAATCTCTCTACGCAATTCTTTTAAACTTTGGTACTTATCAAACGCAGCGCCACGAACTTCATCACGAGTTAACTTCTTTTTCCCCTCAGATTCCCGTTCTTCAACTAACCTGTATATAGCTGTAGCATATCCTTCGTCAAAAGCTGCTTCTAAAGCACTTTTTTTCGACGTAATATCAGATAAGTGGTATTCTAAATAAGATCTATAACCACCAAACATAGTTAAAAATTCTTCTAATTTTTTATTGTCAGCATTCATTAAATTAGTAAAATCTAAATTATATTCTTTAGTAACATCTTTACTTAATGGAGGTATATTTAACTCTAATACAAACTCATCAGCTTTTGCTAAAGCTTTAAAAGGACTCCATTTGCTTTCTCTATTTTCTGATCTTAACATTCTTTTCTCTCTTACAAGGACAGTATCTAGTTCCAGTGCATTCTTTAGGTTGCTCTGTTAAATTCATAATGCTTATGCACCGATCTACTAATTTGTTCCACAAGTCCTTATCTTTTTCCATGCCAAATGCTTTAATTTTTTGATCGTTTTTGTTTTCGTACAAAACTATACCATATTCATACTGACTTAAATTTAAATAAATTTGCGTTTGGATTGTGTGTTCTGGCTTTGGTTCTACTAACCCTGTAAAACCTCTACTGTTAATAGATTTAAGTTCGACTATAGCAGCGCCATGCGTAGAATGCATAATTAAAAAGTCTAATCGTCCTGATATGGGAGGCATTTCTGACTTAATAGGTAATTCAGTTCCTAATAACATTTTCATTTTTTCAAAGTATTTTTCGTACCTATAGCCTAAGTAGTCCCCGCAATCAAATATTCGTCTCGAAATTGCTGAAATAGTTTCAGGTTCTACTAGTCCGTGAAATGAGTTGTATAAATATCTATCGCACTCGCTACCTAGCGCTGAAGGATAAAACACGCCTTTTCGCGCAGGCCTTTGAGCTTGCTTTAGTTCTTTGTCAAAAGTTTTAAGTAGCCAAGTATCTTGACCATTAGCTACATCGGTTCGTCGTCTGATAATCTGCTCAATGCCCGCCACAATTCCTCCTGTATATCTATTTTAGTTTGAACTTTAA